GTACTGGAATAACTGAACCGCCATATTTGAAATCAACCTTATCCATCTTAACGCCAATCTGGCCAGACATTGAGGTTTGACCACGACCAGAATCAGAGGCTTTACGGTATTCAAACACTTCACGACCAATATTAACTGAACGCGCAACACCTAGCATGCGGGTTAGTGTGGCATGCTCACCCATTGGTACTTGTTCGATTTTGGTTGTAGCATCAAATTCACGATAGGCTTCCGCTGGTGTACGTGCGGCGTTGCCTTGTAAGTCGTAGTTAATTGTTGCGTCAAGCAACTGATTCATATCTTTTTGTGCATTGTTACGCAACTGAGTAACTTCTGCATATTGACCCTGCATAATGCGCTTTTGCTGCTCATTAGTTGCAAGGCTAGAACGTAAAATAATAGACATAGTATTTCCTCCTTATGCCTTGCGAACGCAAACAAGTTCAGCAGAGCCGCCGACCGTTAACGCTTCGTCAGAATAGAATAGAACCTGTTCGGTGCCATCGGTAGCAGCAAGCGCCAAGGTGCCATCACCCGCCGATGCTAAGGCAGAACTTTTAACCAAAACGGTAGAGGCTGCAACCAACATGTTGTAGAACTCACCAGAGCGAGCTTGACCGGCTAACGCATTTTCACCGATTGCATAATCGGTATCAACATCACGATCGACATGGTCGCCATACTCCAATGCAGCTAAGCACTCAGAGTTAAATACAGTGGCCGCTTTAGTAGACGTTTGAAGTCCACCGGCAACGCGTTCAACTAATGACCCTGGCGTAATTGCATCAACCGCTAAACCTTCAACGATTAACGGCTTACAGTTGGCACCATCAGCAGGACCAACCCAAATTTTTCTCTTACCTTTTACAGACATGTCTATCTCCTATTCTGGCAATTCAGCAGACAGTGTGTTGTCTGAATTGTTATTTAGATTACCCTCGCGCAAACCTTTAGCGCGCTTGGCAGGAAGCAAACCATTCAACACCTTCTCAGGAGATGAGAGTAATTCGTCCTTATCATCTTCTGAATAGTTAGCGTTGGTAGCAATAATCTGTTCAACCAAGTCGGATTTTGATTGCTGTTCTTGGCTGGCCTTATAAGCCGATACTGCTGCACTAGCGGCGTTAGCTGCAATCTCTGCAACATCTTCTTTGGTTAGTGCATCTTTGGTTTCTGATTGCTCATGGTTTTTAGCCATCAGCTCGTTATATGCGCTGAACAGCTGATCATCATCTAGACCATCCGTTTTAACGCTTGCCGCATTTAAAGCAGCGATCATTTTCTCTTTCATTGGATCAGTTTCCTGTTCAGAGTTGGGGGTTAAAATGCCGTTTATCATTTGTTTGATGTTTGCGAACAAGCCAGGCTGTACCGCTTCGTAATTATCAGATTTATCAACTTCAGTCGGTTGCGACAATGTTATGCCACCATTTTCAGCAATACTGTATTTGGATGCGAAAGTAGTACACACGCCGTTAGTGTATTTTTCATATATGACCGTATTGGCGTTATAGTCGTTCAAATACGTTGTGGTTATATCATTGCCAAATGTCGATTGAATCTCGTTAGATAGCCGTTCTCTTAGCTTGTTGGCGCTATCACTCATATCCAGACCACTAGACAGATTCACAAACATGAATGGTATCTCTTCTTTAGAGTTAACCATCAAGCCAACACCTTGTTCCGGTGTAGCTGCGCCTGTTTCATTAACTAGAATTGCGTCGTGGTCAAAGTGTGAAATTTTGGCGACGTGATTATATGTGCCATGCTCATTCTCGCCCGAATTCTCCACACGCTGAATTAATACGCCAGTAGATGAGTGAATAGGATTGCCGTTAGCGATAGCCTCGTTTAAAACCTTGCCATGGTCAGTTGTTTCCATACGGCCCTTAACTATCCACTTTTCAACAACGTGAGAACCGCCCTCTTTACCAATATACTTATTGATTGCACCTAGTTGGTTGAACTTGTTTTGCGCTCGCTGGTTGAATGCAGAAACATAAACACCGTCAATTTTAGGATGACCCATAGGTGCGGGTGTTTCGTTAATGGTCTGAATGGTTGAGTCTATTTCATCGGCAGGGTACATAATGCCATTCATTACAATGTCATCTGGCATTGTCTTGGAATTGATAACAATGTAATCAATGCCATCAAGCTTCTCTTCTCGAATATCCGAGACATTAACTTGATGAATAACATTAACCATTACTTGGTTGTCTTGCTTGTTTACAAACATTAAAAAGCCCTTTCGTTAACTATTAAAATAGTAACACTTGCTAAAGCTCTAATCAGTTGTTAGGCTTTATTGATATAGACGAGGTAGGAGAGGTAGAGATGAGGCTGACAGCAAATGAATTTAACAAAAAGCCACTACAGGCGTATAGAACAGCCGATAGGGGCGAGGAAGTGACGATAAATCACGACCGTTACCCCGATAAGGTGTTTAAGCTTAGGGCGGAAGATAAGCAAACGGCCAGGGATGAGAATTTAGGGGGTGGGGAGTGATTGAGCTAAACAAGTGCTGCGGAGAAAACCCTGTGTTTTGGGTTCCTGCCCATGAAGTTAGGCATTTAAATATGCCATGCTCAATAAAATGCGAAGTATGCCACCGTGAGGTATTTGATGTGGATCAGGTTGGGTGTGCCAATAAATGGAACTCGCTTGATGTGAAGTTAACTGGTAGCAACATAACGTTTAGCTGATAGGCAACTTGTTGTCCTATCGGGCGGCGTGTTATGTGGCTAAAAACCAAAGAAAGATTGGCGCTGTTTTAGCGCCTTTTTTATTGCGTTCATGTTAATCGGTTCACCTTCATCATCTACCACCACGCCAACTTGTGTACATAGGCAGTTAATAGCGTTTCCATCCACCGTGTACCAATCCCTAACCTCTCGCTGTGTGAATGTCTCACCATGCCTTTTAGCATGTGTGTGGCGTGTTGTGGGCATTAGTGCAGATATGTGCATCTGCATTGTTTTAATACCTAAATCAACTTCGGCGCTTAAATCCTCATCCCATCTTGCCGATCGTTGTGCGCCGGTTATCTCAGTCCTGGCTATGCGTCTGGCTCTGGCCATTGTGCCGTGGTATGAGCCTTTGCCATCTGGTTTGGTGTTAAGTTCCTTTGCTATGGACTTTGCTATTACGTTGGGGTTCTGCCCTGCAGCTATACCACTAGCTAAGATTTGCCTAACCGCTTTAACCGTATCAGCAGTGAAGCCTTCCATTGTTTCAAACTCACGTGATGCCACACGGCCTATTCTCGCTTGATAGGGCTGACTTAATAGTATTGATTCTACACTTGGCCTTGCGTTCTCGTAGGGTTGGGATTGGATTGACAGGTTAGCATGTTCTTGCGCGGTTCCCTGTTGGTAGCTTGGTTCAACATAACTTTCCATAAACCACAATTGGCGAGCCTGGGTGTCTATTATCGGATTACCGTTAACGTCAACCATAAACCAACCATCGATTATTTCTTGTATGGTTCGATTGGTGTTTAGTAACTCTTGCTCACTCAGAAGGAAATTATAAAACGAGTCATTGAGATGCAGTTCACACAGATTGTATTCATTGGATTCTACACATCGGTTTATCAACAGGTTTAATTCACTAACTTTATTTGTAGATGACAACTCAATTGCTTTTTGCTTTGTGGTGTCGTCATCATTCACAGCCATGGCAACGGTTAATAACCTATCATTGGTGTTCACCTCGATTACCTCAAAGGGTAAGTCTTTAATTAATGCGACTATGTCGCGCTTAACGCCATTAATGCGCCTGGCAAAATCATTGCTTGCCCCACTTATTCGCCTAGCAACTCCTGTGGGGTCTTGTTTGTTGCGCGGTATAATTGCCTGTGTGACCATTATTCTTCCTCGGCCTCACCCTCACCCTCTACGTTAACATCACCTTCTGGTTCTGCTGTTAGTCCTGCTGCAACTCTTATTTCTTCATCGCTGAATGTTACTTGCCCGGTTGCTAATTGGTTTTTGTTAATGTCACTCATCTTCTTGGCGTTATCTAATTTTTCAGCATCGCTCGCATCAAGCAGCGAATCCCAATGAACGTTAATATCCTGCCCCTGCCACATACCCAAAGATTGGAAGTGCAAAAACATGTTTTCAATGTCTGGCGTTAACTCTACGTTTCGCCTTGATGTGCAACGTTTGTTAAATTGCTTCTGGTCCTCTGAACTTGCGCGCTCACCTGTCTGCATGCCTATGATGATTGTTGATGGTATTTGTATTGATGCAGCAAACACGGCCAGTGGGTTATCAAAGTTGTCCCTGGTGTCTGGCAGTGTCACGCTTAATATGTTTGTCGCCGCGTCCTGTGTGATTATTGCCGAATCAAACGAGGCGTTTAAGTCCTGTATCTGCTCGTTAACTATATCGCTTAACTCTTCAAGCTTAACGCCATACAACTTAGCTATTTTGTTCAGGTCAACATCCTTGCTGAAATTCATGTTGATGCGGGATGATGCGTTTTTATATACGCCCTCACCGCCAGCTAGTGTCACCTTTTCCAATGACCTTGCAGCATTGTACCCACTGGCCAACATAGACCGGCCATAATAAGTGTCACCTAACAGAATAACCCGAGTGTAGTGAATCGACACGTTACGCCCAGGTAATGGGTTTTGTGTAGACTGGCTATTGAAATCAAACTCATTGAATGAATAGATTAGCGGCATTCCATACATGGGGGAGAATGTATTAACGTCGTACTGGCTAACAGTTATGTTTTTCTGCCATACAGGAATAAACCCTATGACATCTTCTGGTTTCACATTCTCAGCAGGCTCAGCCCAGTTCTTGTCGTCTTTGATTTGCATGATTAGGCAAGAGTATTCGCCAACCATGCGACGCTTATCAACTTCCTTAAACTTGTTCCATAATCGTGTTGATTTAGCAAATGCCTTAATCTCTCTATCAACTTGGCTTTCCTCTGCCGCTTCATCGCCTGAGTTTTTTATTGTTGGTGCGGTTTCAAAGCATTTGTCAGAAAGTTGGTTAATCGCGCCGTATGCGACACCCTCCCGATCATACAAGTCAAACAAATCTTGGAATGACAGCTCCTTTTTCATCCCCATTTCTTGATAGAAATTATCATGTTTTGGGTCAGATATTAGGCTGTTAAACTCACCTCGTATGCCTCTAATTTCTGAGCCAACCGCATTTACGGCCATTTCCATGTTTTTGTTTACTTTCATAATCTATTACCTTCGTCTAAATCGGCTTGGCATAACAAGGCCAATTGATTCTGGCTCGTCCGCTTCTACAAATGCCATTATACAAGAATCGGCTTTGTTTGGTGAGTCTATACCTCGGTCTTTCATTTCCTGCTTAGACTCAACCTTAACCTTACCATTACTATACTTCATTTTCGGCGCTGACAGTTCAGAAATTAAGCTTTCTATCTCTTCAAACCCTAACGCGCCCAAATCAAAGCTTATCATCTCATCAGGGTGGTATTCCTTTCCGTTCTCGATGGCCATGAATGTTTTTCTGGCTCGCTCGCGTATATTCCACCAGCCTTGGGCCTTGGCATTCATAAAAAAGTCTTTATTGGTACGCTTATCCTCTTCGCTTTCATCGTCGTTGTAAACTCGGTCATCTTTATTTATTACAGCGCCACCAGCATTCCAGCCAATGACTTCACAATCGATGTTTTCAATATGCTTTATCGCCGTCTTAAATCCTGCACCAACACCGATGGAATCATAAATAAGCTTATCGGCATTGTTTGAATGAGCAATGTCCGTCGCCTTGCCTGCCGAGTAATCGTGATCGCCTGCACAGTTCCAACTATCAATATAATTAACAATAGAACCCTTACGCCCGGTTATTGCGTCAATGTCGCCACCCTCGTCCGATACGTCCGTTCCGTATTGAGTTATGCCGGTAGCCTCAAAGTTAAGTTTCTTGTGTGCATCAATGCAAGCCCGTAACCAATCGGGTCTAATCATGATACCTTCAACAGCCGCAGCATAATCCCTTTCAACTTCTTGCATGAATATATGAAGCAAGCCCTTGTCGGTGGCTTCCTGTTTTCTTTTGTCGTACCACTCTTGGTCTTTTCTTGGGTCCTGCCGCCAGTCAAATATAAACGTATCCTTGCCACCGTTCGCCTTTGCTCGCTTGTAAAACAGGTTCATCCCGTTAACTGAGCTTATGTGAATTTCAGTGTTAGTGTTGTCACCTAATGCCGCCGCTATAGCTTCCTGCTTATCACAGTGTGCCGACTCATCCACAAAGTAAATGGACTTACGACCACCACGACCGATGTTAATGCCAGCCTCACCCGTTATGGTATTGCCGTTAGCAGGATTGATTATCTTCATGTAGTTGAAGTGTTCGTTTTCGCTAAATCCATCGGGTAAAAAGAATTTTGGAAGATGCCTAATCTTGTTTCTAAGCTTTTCAAAGATTGAATCGGGATCGCCAATCCTATCCACTAACATTTCTTTACGACTTCCCCAACCAATCGAAAAACCATCAAGAAACAACCACGCCCAAACGCTGAAAGCTGTTAAGGTTTCGGTTGCCCCAGCATCACGACATTTTTCTATTGCGCCGCCGGACTTGTTGCTAATGTGATTCATCGCCCAGTTAATTAAATCTTCTTGCCGTGGGAATAGGATGAACGGCATTGTAGTTGGCTTTTCTTCGCTTGATGCGTTGCGGGGGTCGTATGTCGTACACCAGTGCTTGATAAATTCGACTGGGTTTTGCTTGTAGTATTGGATTGCACCAAAGGCCACTTTTGGCGAACTGTTTATAGCCTTTAGCCTGTCGAGCCTGTTTTGAAACTCTGATTTATAATCAACTGTATAATTATTCATAATAGCGGATATACCCCCACGATTTTTGATACTCCGCTATATAGTTATTCGTTATTTTTGGTTAATTATATCAAGATACTCTTGTGCCGCTTCTTTTGCACTTGCGCCTTCGGGTATGTTGTAGTTAACTGTGCTGCCAGTTTGTTCGACAACTTTCTTGTCAGTAAGCCCTAAATCCCTAGCGATAATGTTAGGATTCAGCAGTTCTGCTGCCGCCCCTGTGAACTTTTGCTCCTTTATTGTTTCACGTATACGCGTTGTGATTGAGAAAAACTCTTCATAACCCTCTTTTGAATCGTAATTTTCGAACGTGGACCTATCAATACCAGCAAACAGATAAAATGCTTGCAGTGTCATTGCTCGCATCTTTGTGGTGTTAGCTCTCACAACCTCGCCCTGAAAGTGGAAAAGCTTCTCTTCTTCTAGGGGGTTTGCCTCAACCCATTCAAAATAGCCAACGGCGGCATCCCATAACTCTTGTGGTGTTTCGAACATCTTGGGCCTACCTGTTGGGTCTTTAACCATCTTCCAAAATTGATTACCCTTTGGTGCGGCCATTAGTATCTGTACCCCACACCCAGTTCAGTTACACCATCCCTTGATTGAATTCTAAACCCGTAATCACCGTAGTTGTATTGAACGCCAAACGTATATACTTTTTCGTCGTATGATTGATATGTATTTGATTCGTATTTAGCGTCAAATGTTAGCTTGTCGATATTGCATGAAGCTTTTATGTAAAGCTCATTGCCATTCTTTGACACACTGAAGTTATTAAACCCATCAAAGCCGCCCACTTTGTTCTGTACGCCGTTAGCGCCAACTTGGATATTGATTGAGTTCAGTTTTGCAGTGTGGTTAATGCCAACTTTGTATATGTCGCGTTCTACGTCTTGGTATTCCCAATCAAGCTTTGCAACTGAAGTGAATAGGCCAGTGTTGCCTATCGTGTAGTTATTACTCAATTGAAAACCTTTGTAGCCACCTAGTTCGTGAGTCTTTAACTCTACTGTTGAGGCTATAGTGTTAAAGCTTAGTAGTAATGGTAAATACTTAATCATCTTAACAAACCTTCGTGCGTGGCAAGTTACAAATACACTCGCCGGTTAGTAATGTTTTATTTCCACCTGAATCAACACCCCATATTTCCCATAGGGCTGAACCGGTTTCCGTTGTGTCTCCAAAGAATAAATCTAGCTGGGTGTTGCTGTTAATAACGACGCTTGTTGGGTTTGATATTGAATCCCTTTCGTCATCTTTAAACTTGGCAAATATACCATTATCAAACTCGTTCAAACCATCCCCTGGCAATCCATCAAACAGGATCACTACGGGGTTATTGAATCCAGCGTGTATATTGTTCTGCAATGCCATGTGCCACCCACTAGCTTAATGTATACAATGTTGCTTGTAAGTCTACTGTGAATGTTTCTGTATCTAATAGCGTGACGCTTGAACCTCTATCATACCAACTAATTAGTGGGTCTGCTGGGCTCGTTGGCGTGTCGTTATATAAAACAACATACCTAAACGGCCCAATTGAGCCGCCACTTGCTGTAAATACCACATCTGCCGTAGGCACTGCGCTATAAGTGCCACCCGTTTGCGTTGAGCTTGTGATTGCTACCGCCGTACCGCCTGCCGTATATCCATTACCCGCTGATATCTCGGTCAAGTCTGCCTTAACACTATTTGTGGCTACGGGTGCGACATTGGTAAGCATGAACTTTAATGTATCGCTACTTATGTTATGAACACCGTTTTGCGTGTCGGCTACGAACTGATTAAATTTATTGAATGCTGCCATTATTAGCCCTTAAAACTTACCGTTGTTGAATTCACTTTGTAACTTGTTATTACCTCGCTTGGCTTGTAGCTTGCGCTTACACCGTCATCACCAAAAAAGGCGGTTATAACACCAATATCTAGCGCGACATCACCTGAATATTTTAGGGTTACGTTCGAGCCGGTTAACGTATAACTTGTTGTTGCTGCAATTATAACATAGTTAGCGGCCAAGTTTACATTAGTGCCAGCTATATTGAATACCCCACTACTTGCCGACGTATTCGCATCATGTCTAATTGGTGTTTCAGTACCTAATAGGCTGTACGCGCCAGTATTAGCAGAAATGTTTATATCGGCCCTCAATAATTGGCTGGTGCCAATTAATGTGTAGGCCGCTGTTTCTGCTGTGATGCTATAGCCGAATATAAGCCCAACATCTGTACCGGTTAAATTGTAACTGCCACTATCTACAATTAAACCGGTAACCGCCTGTAGCGTGACATCTGTTCCGGCGAGTGAGTAAGAACCGCTTTCTGCTGAAGTGTTAAAAGATGCGAATAGTGGAATCGCAGTGCCTGAGATCGTAAATGTACCACTATCTACTATTAGAGTTTCACCACCGGCCGTTTGTATAAACGCACCAATACTGTTTGTGTCTAAATCGCTGCCCGCTGCTATTTTGAAATTACCGTTTGCAACCGGGTCGGAATCAACAAACTCAGATAGTGTAATGTTATCTAGCGTATCAGCTGTTGCGTCAGACGATGCGTTGTTTGATTGTGTAACACCAGCAGCGTAACAACTGTTTGCATCCGGTGCGTAAACTACAGTATCGTTTGCTGTACCACTGTTCAAAACCCCTGCCAATGTTCTTGCTGAAAATATAGTTGACGATTCAAATGTAATTCCTGAATCATTTGACACCCGCCCTGTTCCGGTTGAGTTCACAACCGTATTTGTCAACGTCATTGAGCCAGTGTCTTGGTTTAATACCATGCTGTTGTTGGTGTGTTCAATGTACGCGCCATCAGTGTTTATAATGCTGCCAGCGGTGG